ACTTCCTGCCGACGCCGTTTGAGGACATCCTGCAACAGATCTCGAGTGCGCAGTCGATCGGGATGCCGCCGGTGTTCATGAAGGAACTGCGGAAGTCGATCGTGACGAAGTTCGAGGGCATGGCGAATCTGACGCCGGCGCAGATCGAGGAGATCCACAAGGCGATCGAGGACGCGGCTGATGATGTGACGCCCGCGGAACAGGCGCGGCAGCGGTTGGAGATGACGGTCAAGGCGCTGGGGTCGGAGCGCAAGCCGTTCGAGCGGAAGGAAGACGCGGACGCGGAGTGAGCCATGTTGTGTATCAACAGATTGGCGTGTGCGGTGTCTGAGCTCGCTCACGAGTGGAGGCGGTACAACGACTTTCAAGAGCGGGCAGTGTCTCTCGCCAGAGAACAGACCGACGCGCTGAAGACAGTGGCGGATGGTCAGGCGGCGATGATCGCGACTCAACGCGAGGCGAACGAACGAGCGGCCGAGTGGCGCCGCACAGAGCTGGCACACATGAGGGTGTGCGAACGTCGCTACCGTCTCGCGCTCGAACAGGTCGAGCTTCCCGATGAGCCACTTCGACACTGAGGACGCATGAGCACGGGCCGTGTCGTCTCGTCGGCGCAGAAGACGGCCACGGCGGCGGATCGTCTCGGAAGACGGTTTGCCAGGCTACTCGCCCGCGTGTTGCGCGAGACGGAGCGCCGCCTCAAGCCGCTCGTGTCCAGGGCGGCGCATGGGGACCGCACCGCGATTGTGCAGGCGGGTCAAGCCTCTCGACTGAGAACGGATCTGCGTCAGGCGCTCACGGCGTCAGGCTATGACGACCTCGCGGTGGCGGCGACGAGTGCGCCATTGGACCGGATCACGGAGTCCGTCTTGCGCACGCGCCGGCTCGCCAGGCTGAGCGGCGACCTAGTGCAAGGGACGGCGCTCCGGTTGGAAGCCTTGAAGGCGCTGTATCAGCAGGACTTGCTTGAGCTCGGCGATGAGCTGGCGCATGCGTTGTGGCAGACGACGGTGCGCGGAGTGTTCGGCACCCGTCCAGTCGAAGCGCTGCTCGCCGACCTCGAGGATGTCCTCGATACCTACGACCCGAACATCCGCACGCTCTACGATACGTCGGTGTCGATCTACGGCCGGCAGGTGGAAGCCTTGCAGGCGGGGGATGCTCCTGAGACGACGTTTGCTTATTTCGGGCCCGTGGATGACGTGACTCGGGACTTCTGCCTGAAGCACGTCGGGCGTGTGTACACGAGGGACGAGATCGACGAGCTCGACAATGGCCAACTAGACAATGTGTTCCTCACGGGTGGGGGCTACAACTGCCGGCATGTCTGGACCGAAGTCTCACAATTCAGCGAGGTGGCGGACATCGGTCGCAAGCGTGTGCCAGAAGTGCAGGCACAGTTGGATGAGTTGCGAGAGGCGGCGTGAGAACTAGGGTTTCTTGCGAGGCCGAAAGATGAGGACGCGCTTCGCGCGCAACCAGGCGTCCCGGTTGAGCCGGTGACGCAGACGGGCGAGCAGCCGTTCTAAGCGAATGACGAACGCCACACGACTCAGTAGTCTACAGGATCTCGACGTGCCGTTCACGCATCCGCACGGGTGGACGATGCATGACGCGGAGCCTGGTCCGGTTCAGCGGCCGTCCTGGACCTACGGCGAGTCCGACCCGGCGCTGATGCTGTTCACCGCGGCCATAGAGCGGTTCCGGCTCACGTTTCCGCCCCACAGTCAGATCCTGGAGCTGGGATGTGCGGAGTCGGACTGGCTGGAACGGATGCGTCGGTGGGATGCGACCTTCGAGCTTGTGGGCGTGGATGCGAGGGCGCACACGCTGACCGAGGCTGAGCGCATCGAGATCATTGAAGGCGACGCCATGCAGCAGGACCTCTTCGCCCCGGAGTTCTTCGACCGGATTGTGATGCTGGGCGCCTTGGAACACTTCGGCTTGGGGTTCTACGGGGATCCGGTCTCGCCGGACGGTGACACGCGGACCATGCAGAACGTCGCCCACTGGCTGCGTCCTGGCGGGTTGGTCTATTTCGACGTGCCGTGTCAACCGACCTTCTCGATTCAGGAGAACCGGCATTTCAGGAACTACGCGCCGACGTCGATCCGAGAGCGGCTGATCGTGCCCGGGCTGCAGGAAGTCAACAGGGCGTATTCGTTGCCTGAACCGCACGCGGGGACGTGGTGCCACGAACCCACGGAACCGCGGGTGCCCTATTGGTTCGTGGCTGTGCTGGCGCAGAGGGTCGCCTGATGGGCATCACGGTCAAGAGCACGGGTCAGCGCCTGGAAGCACAGGCCCTGTCCAATAAGGGGATCATGCGCGAGATCGGTCTCCTCGCGCGGGAACGGATTATCAGGCGCACGCTGTCCGGGAAAGATCAGAAGGACGCGGCCTTTGCGTCGTATTCGGAAGGCTACCGGAAGCAGAAGCAGGCCGCGTTGGGCGGATCGGGTGGTGTGAACCTGCAGGCCAGCGGACAGATGCTGAACGCGATCGAGATCGTTGAGGTGACCGACGACACCGTGACGCTGGGGTTGAAGTGATGGACGCCCAGGAGTTGATGTGCCGTCTCCAGGTCGCGCTCGGGCTCCGGGTGAAGACCGGGCAGATCATCCTCAACTTGCGAGACGACAAACTGGAAGTCGTGGAAACCGTGACGAAAGCTCGGCTGAAAGTGACGCCGACGCCAGTTGACGTCGGTGATGGAACCGTGCATAATTCGTAACCACTACCGCTAGACCTGTTCGGGCCACCGACCACCAGATCGCCGCCCGGTTGACCTCTCACGAGGAACCGAGGCGGCGTTGTTCGTTGTATGGCCAGACAGACGTTCATCCAGCGCAGTCGCGCAAAACCAGCCGCCGAGAAGGCGGCGTATCACCAGCTTTCTGGAGCAGGGAAACGGCGCGTCAAACGGGAGTTCTTTGGCCTGACGAGTCGGGACGAGGACTACCTCGTCGACCGTTTCAGCCAGGCGCTTGATCGCTTGGTGAAGCAATGACGTATCGGCGTCTCGTATCGGGCACCCACGGTATCGGAGGGCTGATGTATGAAGTTTGACGTTGAACTGGACGACAAGGGCGAATTCATCGGGACGCTGCCTCCGGAATTGACGACGGTCCTCGAGCGCCTCCGCGCCACGGCTCACGGAGAGGGCTACGGCAAGGGTGCGCAGAAGACGGCCGAAGAAGCCAAGAAGCAGATCGAAGACGCGATCCGGGCGGAGAAGGCGAAGCTCGAAGCGTTGCACCCGGTGGAAAAGGCCAAGTGGGACGAGATCGACACCCAAAACAAGCTGCTCAAATCGCAGTTTGAGTCCACCGTCCAGGAGTCACGGAAACAGTTGACCGCGCGCGAGGAAGCGCACGCGATCGAGATCACGAAGAAGCTCGACGCCCTCAAGACGCGGGAAGCCAAAATCCAGGCGCTCGTCAAGGGCCATCTGCGCGACCTCGCCGCACAGGCGGGTGCGCGGGATGAGTCGTTGACGGAGCTCGAAGTCATCCTTCAGCATCGGATCCACTTTGACGACGACATGGAACCGTTCGTGGTAGACGAAGCCGGGCAGCCGGCGAAGACCGCGGCGGGCAACCCGTTGGGGTTGGATGTCTTCGTCAAGCAGTACCTGGACAACCATCCGCATCACCGGAAACCCGTCGCGGGACGTGGCGGGGATGCTCGGAGAGGGGCCTCGTTGTCCGGGGGCGCGACGCATACCACCATCGAAGCCGCGCGAGCCCGGATCGATCAAGGCGATCGGTCCACGGCGGCGATCGATGAACTGTTCAAAGCCACCCGAAAGGCGCCTGCGGCCTGAGGGCGTTTCTGCGCGAGGGATAACCCATGGCCTTTTCTGGCGTCTCCACGAACAAGTATTTCACGCCGAACCTCGTCGGAGAGGACGTGTCGGAAGTGCTCCGATCGCTCTTCCCGTATGAGGCCCCGTTCACCGACTGGATCGGCGATCCGGACGGCTTCGCGACCTCCACCAAACACGAGTTCATCGACGACTACTTCCGTCCGCGGACGATCATCAACTCGACCGCCATCGCCTCGGCCACAGCGGCCACCGGGATCCAGGTCAACGGCCTCGGGGAAGCCCTGACGGTCGGGACGATTCTGGAAATCACCGGGGTGGCGGCGGAGCGCGTGCGGGTGACGTCGATCGTGGAAGGCGGCAATTCGATCCTCGTCGCGAGGAACTACGACGCGGCCGGCGTCGGCTCGCTGGCGGCGGGAGGCACGCTGCAGGTGAGAGCGCCCTCGGCACCGGAAGGCGACGAGCACGCAGGGCTCCACACGGCGCGTCTGGGGGTCCGTCGGGCCAACACCGTCGGGTACTTCAAGATCGAGATTGCCGCGACGAGAACCGCCATGGCGGTCAACCTGCACGGCAACGACTCCTACGAAGCCGCACGGGCGAAGCTGCTCCGCGAAGTGCCTGGCATCCTGGAAGCGGAAGTCCTGACGGGCGTCCTCAACGGGTCCAACTCGTTGGGCACGGCCACCACCCCGCGCACGATGCAGGGACTGCGCGGACAGATCACGGCGATCAACTCCACGGTCGTCGATGCGTCGTTCACCGCGTCTCCCCATCTGTATCTCGGGAACGCCATGATGAGCGCGTTCGATGCCGGTGCGTCCACGACGGAAGACTGGGGCATTGTCGCCGGGGCGCAGTACTTCCGCGACATCTCGGACATGAATGACACCAAGGTGCAGGACAGCAACGTCTCCGAGCTGTTCAAGCGCGTGATTCGCAACTATCAAGGGCCGTTCGGGCGCTGCACGGTGTTTCTGAGCCGGGCGCTGGCGAACCGCGAACTGATGGTCATTCCGAGAGAGCGGGTCCGTGTGCTGCCGTTGCAGTCTCGGAACTTCATGTATCAGGAAATGGGCCTCTCTGGAGACAACGTGAAGGGCATGGTCGTTGGGGAATATACGCAGGAGTCGTATCACCCCGGCGCCATGGCTCGGATCCGCACCTCGTCGCCGGCGTAAGTCGGTCGTCTCGTCGTCCTCGTCTGGGCGGGGTGGTCTGAGGATCGCCCCGCTCAGCTTCGACTCTGAGGAGTCACACCGGTATGGGTCATCCGCTGATCGAGCAATTCTGCCGCGCCTCCCAGTTGCATCCGGACTTTCTTCGCCGCTGTCAGCGCGTCTTCCGTGCGGAAGTCCAGCCATTGCTTGAAGACCGCGAACGGCTGCTTGAGGAAAACGCCTCCCTGAGGGCTGACGTCGAACGCCTGACCGTGGACGCGCCACGCCGGAAGCGGGAGCCTGTGGCGTCGTGAGTCTCAGCCTCGCGTTTCTCGTTAGTAGCGTGCCGTTTACGACGGCCGTCATCGACGGCCAGTCGTCGTTGGGCGGGTCGGAGTCGGCCTGCCTGGGCACGGCTCGCGCGTTACGACGCCGGGGCCATGACGTGCATGTCTTCGCGGCGCAACTCGATCCGGAGCGGGACGGGATGCCGGATGCCGATGGCGTCGTCTGGCATCGGCTCGAAGACTTCCCGGCAATGAACCTGTTTACCGAATTCGACGTCGTGTGCAGCCTCCGGATGTGGCAGGCGTTTGCCCGTTCGCCGGTCTATGCCCGGCTGCGGATGATGTGGAACCAAGACCTGCTGGTGCCCGGGGGCATGCAGCAGAGTGTGATGTCGGTCGCGTGGGCCTACGACAGGCTGGCCTACGTGTCCGAGTATCACCGTCGCCAGTGGGAACACCTGCAGCCGGATCTCGCGTCGATCGGCTGGGTCACGAGAAACGGCTGGGATCCGAGGGATCGGCCGGAGACGGACGTCCTCAAGCATCCGAACCGGATCATCCATATTTCACGCCCGGAACGTGGCCTGGGACCGCTGTTGACCATGTGGCCGGCGCTGCGGGCGAAGCATCCCACAGCCGAACTGCATCTCTGCCGGTATTCCTCGATGTACGACCAAGGGCCTGGGAGTTGGTCGGACGTCTGCGCGTCCTGGGATGTGCGGGTCGAACAGGTAAATGCGGACGTCGGCGGGATCACGTACCTCGGGGAACTGACGAAACCGCAGCTCTACAAGGCCATCTCGGAAGCCGCGGTCATGTGGTATCCGGGTGTCTCGACGTTTGCCGAAACCGGGTGTATGGCCGCGCTCGAGGCGCAAGCCTGCGGCACGCCGTTTGTCGGGTCGTATCGCGGAGCCCTGCCGGAAACCTGTCCCTCCGGGATCTTGATCACGGGCGACGCGGCCCATGACGCGGCGTATCACGAGGCCAGTGTGGACGCGGTGTTGGGGCTGATGGACGGCTGTCAGCGACGGTCGTTTGACTACCGGCGTCGGCAGAAGGACGGGCTCTCCCATGCGGCCGGATGGACCTACGACACCATCGCCGAGCAGTGGGAGGCGCAGATCCTCGCGTGGTTCCAGGAGCGGTATCAGGCGCATACCGCTGGCGTGCTGCAGCAACTGTTGCACGAGGATGATCACACCGCCGCGCGGCAAGTGGCCGATGCGATCGGCGAGACAAAGACCGTCGAGTTCTGCGACTACGTGATCGCGGGGAAAGACCATACCGCCGAGCAGTACGGGGGCGCCGCGATTGCCGATCCGTTGATCGAAGCCGAGATCTCGGCGCGGTTCAAGGCGGTGATTCCGCATTTCGCGACCTGCACGCAGGTCTTGGACGTGGCGTGCGGGAACGGGTCGTTTGCGCTCGCGCTCGCCATGGCCGTCCCCACAGTCTCCGTGACCGGCGTGGACTATTCCATGGCCAATATCGAGCGGGCGCGAGACGCGGCTGTCCGGGCTGGTGTCGCCGATCGGGTGTCGTTTCATCTCTGCCCGGTCTACGACTTCGACACACATGGCCTGCATGCGGACTGGATGGCCCTGACGGCTCGTTGGCGTCAGGAAGGCGTCTGCTTCGACGGGATGTTCGTCGGCGAGTTTATCGAGCATGTCGAGAACGCCCCAGGTGTCATCGACGGCCTCGAGGCCTCCCTGGGACGAGGGGCGATGGTGGTCTACACCTGCCCGCATGGGGCCTGCGCGGATCTCGTGCCTCGCACGGTCACGCTCCATCGTGGGCATGTGCACCGGTTTCACCACGACGATATCAAGGCGGTCTGGGGACGGAAGGCGGACTGCCAGGTGGACTACTTCGACGGCGGTCTGACGCAACGCGGGCAGCCGATCGGAAACTGGCTGATCCGGTATCACGTCGAGCCCGGCCGGGCGGCTGGGGCTCGTCCGCTTCAGGATCGGATCGTGCGCACCCGTCCCTTCCAGCGGCTGTCCGTTGGGATGATCGTCAAGGATGCCGAGAACGACCTGGCGCGATGCCTCTCGAGCGTGTATGCGGTCGCCGACGAGATCGTGATCGGGGATACCGGATCCACGGATGCGACGAAGGCGATCGCCGCCGGGTACGGGTCGAAAGTGCGGGCGGTGGATGTCACGCCCGTGATGGTGCATCCACAGGGCTTTGCGGGGGCGCGGAATGACGTGCTCGCGCAGTGTACCGGTCAGTGGTTCCTCTGGATCGACGCCGACGAAGTGCTGATCAACCCGCATGTCCTCCGGTATTACCTGGACGGGCCGATCTTCGCCGGCTACGTGATCCGGCAAACCCACTTGTATCTGGACGGGGAACCGACCTGGGATATCCCGGTTCGGCTCTTTCGGCACACCGGGCGGGTCACGTTCTACGGCTGCGTGCACGAGCAACCGCAAGACGGCCATGCGAACGGGGATATCCATCCGTCGTTGAATCTGATCGACGTGCGGATCGCGCACACTGGGTACCTGACCTCTGAGGCGCGCGAGTTCAAGCGGGTCAACCGGAACCTCCCGCTCTTGGTCAAAGACGGCAAGGTCTTTCCCACCCGTCAACTCGGCCATGTGCTCGCCATCCGAGAGGCGGTGATTCAGGCCGACGTGAGCCGGGCGCAACACAAAGGCGCCATGACGGATCGGGCGAAACAGGGCTATGCGTGGGCGATCAAGCTGTTCATCGAGCACTTCGATGATCCCGCGCACAAGTATCACACCCTGGCCCGACCGTGGTACGAGTCGGCCTTGCGGCAGCTCAACTTGGGGTGGGAGCAGGAGATTGCCCTGGCGGGTCGGTTTGGCGGGTTGGAGCAGCGGCAGGCCAGTCCCGAGCGGCGCTGGGTGCGAGATGCGGACGAATACCAACGCATCATGGCGCACCTGATCAAGGGCATCACGGACGGGATGCAGGACGTCACGTTTGTGACCGATCCGGATGTGCTGGCCCCGAAGGGTGAGACCACGCCTGATCTGGAGGTGGCGGTGTGAGCTGGCACCCGAACGATCTCGTCTCCGACCTCGACCTGCTGGACTACGAAGCCGGGATCCTGACGGACTTCGGGCAGGACACGTGGCACGGGAAACGCCAGAAGGCGCTCGAGGACTGGCTGTTTCCGATCCTGAAGTCCAGAGGCTTCGATCCGTATCGGCTGAGAACGCGGGCCAACCCGACACAGGCGTTCAGCTACACGAGCGCGGCCTACACGGACCAGACGGCGGCCGTCAGTGACACCACAGAAGACGATCTCAACCTCGCGGCCGTGTTGGCCACCCCGGGATCGGATGCGCTGTACCTCGGGTCGGACAAGCCGTTTCGCGGGCTCTTTGTGCGGATGGCCGATACCGTCTCCACCGCGGCTGGCGTGCTGTCCGTGGCGTATTGGAACGGGAACTGGGAGCCCGTCCTCGTCACGGACGGCACGATCCAGACGTCCGGGAAGACGCTGAGCGCCAGCGGCTCGGTGTCCTGGCTGCTCCCCCATGACTGGATCGTCCGGGTCGTGAACGGGTCAGACCGGCTGTACTGGGCCAAGGTCACCGTGTCAGCCGTCCCCACCAGTGCCAGGGCGGGTCAGATGGCGGTGATTCTCGGATCGGCCTTGCGAGGCGCGGTGACGTTCCGCACGCTTCAACTGATCATGGCCGAAGCGCGCACGTCCAGCGAGGGGCCGTGGCCTGAGAAAGCCGACTTCTACAAAGACGAAGCGGATCTCGCGTTGCAGCGGGCCTTGCCGATCATCGGAGGCGAGTTCGATACCGATGAGTCCGACCAGTTGAGCGATGACGAACAGGGACAGACCGCCGAAGAAGCCGGCGGCGGGCCGTGGGTCATGGAGCGGGCATGACGAGTGATGAGGTCCGCGGGCGGATCGCGTCCGTCTGTGCGAGCGCCCCATTCCGCTTGACCCTCTCGACGACGCCGTTTTCGTTCGAGCTGCAACCCTCCGGTCTGAGCGATCAGGTGTTCAGGCTCGAGAGCGAGTCCGCGGAGGTCATCGGCGGGTTCAATTATCGGGAGGATCGCTTCGAGGTGGTCACGATCTGGGTCGCTCGGAAATACGCGGCGCAGCCTGAAGCGGCGTACCGGTCACTCCTGGCGGATGCGAATTCGATCCGCGCAGCCATCATTCGGGATGCCTGCGAACAGAGCGGGCACTACAGCGTGCCGGATCGGGGAGCCGGCATGAGTCTCAACCGCGATCCTGGGCAGTCGTACGGAGTCCTACGGCTGACCGTGCCTGTCAATTACGAGACGACCGTCTAAGGAGATCAGACGATGGCCGCAATAGGACAAACCGGGCGTTCCTTCAAGATGGCCTTTGCCAAGCACGGGACGAATTCGTGGGGCGTCGCCGCCTCCGTGACGATGGGCGTGCATTTCGAGTCAGACGGGGCGATGCAGCTCAAGCCCGCCATGATCACGGACCAGGCGTTCAACCAAGCCTTTCTGAGCACGGCGCAGCCAGGGTTGGTGGAGTCGCCGTCGTTGAGTCTGCCTGGGAGTGAACGGTACGAGGACTATCAGTTTGTCCTCGAAGCCCTCGCGATGGGCTCGCCGGCGGCCGTCGCGATTTCCACGTCGGCGTCAGGCCAGACGACATCATGGACGCATCAGTTCGATCTCGCCACGGCCATCGATGGCCTCGGGGCGACGTTCGCGATCGACAAGAACCTGTACGTCGATGAACTGACGAGCTCCAAGATCAACGGGTTCGAGCTCGTGCAGGACGACCGTGGGCGGATGGTGAAGACCTACTCCGTCATCGGCAGCAAGCCCACGAATATCTCGTCGGTCAACATCAATTCGACCGTCGCGGGGGCATCCTATCCCGCGTTGGGCAACCGGGCCTTGCAGCAGGAAGGTGTCTTCCGGATGAACCTGCATTCGGCTGGAGCGGTCGGCGCGAGCGATGCGATCGAGGCCGAGTCTATCCGGTTCCGGTTCAACCGTCCCCAGGATGCGCCACACGTGTTCGGACAGGACTACGTGACGGAGCCGGCGGACAACGGCCATCCGGAGTTCCTGATCGAGATCACGCGGCCTCGGATGAACACGCCCGCGGCCAACTCGATGTATGCCGCCGTGCGATCGGGCGTCGCGTTCAAGGCGGACTGGACGTTCCTGGGGGCGTTCATCAACTCCACCGACCGGTTCAAGATCCTGTACCAGTACCCCTATCTGCAACCGATGGACGATGGCTTCCTCGCGGCCACGACTGGCGCACAGCAGATCAAGCCGGTGCTGAAGCTCCGGCCGGCCCTGGCGCCGACGTCCCCGACGGGGATGGCCTTCGTCAACCCGTTCAGACTCACGCGGATCATGACGAATTCGACCGTCGCGTTCTAGCGAAAGGATCTATGGCCCGCACACTCTTGGAACAAGGCGCACCGTTCACCGTGCCGGAGACGGATCTGGAGTTCGACATGCCGCCGGATCCGGACGTGGTGTACACGCTCCGACCGATCACGGTGGACTATGCGCGTGTGGTCTACAAACGGCACACGACACAAGGCAAGTTCAACCGACGGACGGGACAGCGCGAAGAAGTCGTCAACCATCTCGCCGCGCGGGATGAGTTGTTCGACTACTGTCTCGTCAGCTGGACGGGCATCCTCGCTCATGGCCAGCCGGCGCCGTGTGATCTGGCGCACAAGATGAAACTGCCCGGGGTCGTGCAAGCGGCGCTCGTGGATCGGGCCCAGCAGGGCCAGCGGACGCCGGAGGACACCGCCGAGTCCTTTCGCCAACCTGCGGGCGTTCTGCCGGTTCTGGGTGGATGACCGTCCGCACCTGAACTGCTGCCAGACGGCCGACGACGAAGCGATCGAGTACGAAGCGGAGACCTTCGACTGCGAAGCGTGTCCGCTCTTAGCGATGCAAGACGGGCTCAGGCCTGAGAACGTGGAAGCGTGGCGGATCTTCCAGGTGCTCGTGACACGGTTTACGGTGGATGTCGGGGTCGCGGGTCAGGTGTTTCAGGGCCTGATGCGCGACTGGCTCCCCGATGAGGTCGAAGACATGACCGCCCGGTTGTCGATCCTCTATGACCTCTTGATCCCGCCACCGACGCCCAAGGCTGGCTAACGCCGTGGCGCGCGAACTCCACGTCAAGATCACGATCGACCAACTCGAAGCGAAGCGGAAGCTCGCCGAGCTCGATCAGGAACTCGACAAGCTGGAGACGGACTTCAAGGTCGGCGCACTGTCCGCGGAGCAGTATTACAACAAACTCACGGAACTGTCGAAACGGACGCAGGACGCCAACAAGAGCACGAAGGATCTCCGCCAGAGCCAGGACAAACTCGCCGAGAAGAAGACGGCCACCGCGAGCGCCACCGACATGCTCAACAAGGCGATCGCGCGGTACCTGACGGCCGGCGCGGTCCTCGGGGCCATCAAGTCCACGCTCGACTACGCCGCCAGCCTGGAGAAAATGCACGCGGCGACCGGCATTAGTTTCCAGGGTCTGCAGCAACTCGAAAACGTCGCCGTCGGGACGAATACCAGCCTCCAGACCCTGACCGGTGGAGTCCTGGATCTCCAGCGACGGCTCGCGACGGGTGACAACTCCGCGGCGGCGGCCATGCGCCGGTTGCGGTTGGATACGGAAGAGTTCCTGACCCTGAAAGGTGACGAGCAGTTCCGGGAGATTGCCCTGGCCTTGCGGACGATTCCGAGTGAAGTCGAACGGAACGAGCTGGCCTTCCGGCTCTTCGGCCGCGCCTACAAAGAGATCCTGCCGGCGATCACGTCTGATATCGATACGCTGCGGGACAGCGTGCGGGTGATGACCGATGAGCAGGTCGCGCAAGTCGCGCGGGTCGAAACGCAGTGGAACCAACTGATCCTGACCGGGAAGCGGTATCTGTTGGAGGTCGTGGATCAGCTCGCGACGGGCTCGAAGCTTCAGCCGTGGTTGGACGAATTCGCGCGGCTGTCCTCGCTCTGGCTGAGCGGCCCTGGCGGACTGCCAGACGTGTCCGCCAGGCCCTTACCCGTGCCAGATCCGTTCCTGCCGACGCAGATGTTCGATGAGCAATTCGGGGCCACGACCGCGCTCACGCATGCGCTGGAAGATCTCGACGCGGAACTCACGACGGTCACGAAGACACAGGAGGAGGCGGCGAAGGCGGCGAAGGTGCACCGACTGGCCGTCCAGGACCTCGAGGATCGGAGTACGTCGTTTCACGACGTGATTCGTGACATGAATCCGGACCTCGGAGAGACCGTGAGGCTTCATCTGGGGCACGGCGCCTCGGTGGCGACCGTCGCGACGGCGCTCCGCATGGCTGAACGAGATGTCGCCGCGATGGCCGAACAGCTGAAGTTCGAGCAGTCGGTGGTCAATCAAAGCAGCAAGGAGCATGTGCTGTGGGGTGTGAGCCTGCGCGGGGTTGGGAAATCTGCGGAGGAGTTCCGGATACAAGTGCGCGGGCTCACGGCTGATGGCTTGATCGCCGCCGACTCGCTAGATCTCGTGGCGATGAGTTTCGATACGGTCGAGGCGGCGCAAGGCCGGGCCTCCACCGCATTCGAGACAGTCGGGCAGGCGGCGGCGGAGTCGGCGGATCGCTTCCAGGAAGTCAAGGAGGAAGCCCTGGCCACCGAGCCGCCTATCCAGACGATGATCGGTGGGCTGATCTCGCTCTCGGACGTCTTCGTGAAGCTCGCACAGGTGTCCGGGGACAGCTTCGGCGGGATCGTCAAGGATATTGCGAATGTCGTGGTGGCCTTGGAATTGGCAGATAGGGCTGCGGCACAGTTCGAGCAGAAAGGGTGGGAGAACAAGGTCGGCGGGATCATCGGCGGGATTTCGGCGGTGGCCCAGGCGACGGGGAGCGGGTCGAGGGGGGCTCGGATCGCGGGAGGAGCCATCACGGGGGCGCAGGTCGGCACGATGATCATGCCGGGCATCGGCACGGCGGTCGGCGCTGGCGTGGGGGCGCTGGTCGGCATGTTCCGAGGCGGGGAGGGCAAGGAACTGAACAAGATCCGCGATGCCGCCTTCGAGGCGGCCGGCGGGTTTGATGCGCTGAATGCGGCGCTCTATGAAGTCTCACGGTCTGATTTCTTCATGCGGAAGCTCTTGACGGCGGATACGACTGAGGAATGGGAAGCTGCCTGGTCGGATGCGACGACCGTGCTCGCAATACACCGTGATGAGCTCGCGCGCACCGAACAGCAGATCGAGGACATGCAGTCGATCGTCGGCGATGTGACCGGACGGATGTCAGGACTGCGAGAGCTAGGGCCTGGGTTGCGCTCGGCGCTGGATACGGCCTTCAGTGCCGAGAACGCGGAAGACTTCCTGTCCGCCATGAAAGACGTCACACGCGAACTCGACAAGCAGATCCAGCACGCGAAAGACGTCGATCTAGCGATGCAACTCTTGGGGGTGAGCTGGGAGATCCTCGGTGAGCAGGCGCGCACGATGCGCCTGGGTGAGTCCTTCCTGGAGATCCGAGACGCGATCAGCCTCGTCGTGGCGGAAGGCGCCGACATGAACGCGGTCATCATGGCGGCTGGTCCACAACTGAGCGCACTCGTGCAGGCGGCACAACGGACCGGGACCGAAGTGCCGGCGTTCATGCAGCCCATCCTGCAGCAAGCGATCGACCTCGGCGTGCTCGTGGATGAGGACAAAGACAAATACACCGACCTCGGCAACTTGAAATTTGGGACCACGCTCGAGGACAGCATTGGCGATGTGGCAGACGCGACCGGACAACTCGCGGACACCTTAGAAGAGCGTGTCGCCGTCGCGATTGAGACGATGGCGGACCGGATCGCCGCGGCGATCGAGGCCATGTCGGCGGACATTGCCGCAGCCTTGCGTGGCATTTCCGGCGCGGCTCAGGACGTGACCCGTGACATCAACGGCATCCCGACCCACGTCACCGTCGGCGTGACCTACGACGTGGAGCCGCCGCCTCAAGTAGCCGGGTTCGATACCGGGACAGAATTTCATCGGGGCGGGACGGTCATGCACGGCGGCGGCGTGATCGAGCAGGCGGCCCACGTCTCGAATGTGCTCCCCTTTCTCCCGCGTGCGCATCGTGGCCTCGCGGTCGATGAACGACTGATCGTGGCCCAAACGGGTGAAGGGATCCTCTCTCGACGCGACATGCGGCAACTCGGCGGGCCGGCGGGCTTCGAGACCTTCCGATCGGATCTGCACAGGAGCGGATCGAGCCTGACGGTGACGGTGGGCGATATCACGGTCACCGGCGGTGACTCAGCGGACGATATCGGGCGTGAAGTCGGGGACGCCGTGACGCAGAAACTGAAGCAACAGGGGTATCGGTTCAGCCGTTCGAGGTATGCCTCCTAGCCATGCCGACGTTTGTCCTCACGATCGGCGGGGTGGACTGGACCCAATACGGCATCAAGACCTCCGGCCGGATCCAGGAAGTCATCGACAACCAGCCCAATACGATGTCCCTGTTGGTCACGGAACGACCAGCCCCGCCGCTCGTCGCGCCGACGACGGTGGTGCTCGCGCGCGGATTCTCCGGGACGTGCGTCCTCTTCTCCACGTCCGCCCATCTTCCGACGACGGTGGTCAACAACTTCACGATCGCCGTGTGGGTGTATGCCTCGAGCGCGTCTGGCACGCAAACCATTCTGAACATCGGGAAGGAAGATACTGGCTACGGGTTTGCCATCATCTCCGGCAACTGGCACGGTGTGCTCTCTGGCGTCGTCAACCTCGATACCGGGATTGCGGTGTCGACCAACGCCTGGATCCATCTGGCGCTGAAGCGGAACGCAGGGACGACCTCCGTGTGGGTGAACGGCGTGCAGCAAGGCGCGACGTCCGGATCGGCGCCGAATGCCCCGACGACGACACACACCGTGGGCGGGTTGCGAAACACCGGCGATACCGCCTATACCAATTTCTTTACCGGTCGGATCGCGCAAGCGAGCGTGTGGGAAGGCGTGCTCGCCGATGCGACGATCCTCGCACTCGGGACGGGCGACGCGGCCGACCTCTATCCCACGGATATCGTCTCGCACTATCCCCTTGGTGTCTCGCTCCCGGAACTGGACGAGCGGTTCTTCACCCACGAGTTGAACGAAAGCTAATGGCCGGCCAGTGGACGACGAATCCGCTCCTCTGGGCCCCGTCAGCGGCCGCGGGTGTGTCCGTGACGCCAGCCGGGACGGCGTGGGCGAACTCC